TTCATAACCTTTGAAACCTGACCTTAGTATATCACTAATAATCCACGAATCAGAGGATTGGAAAGTGTTAATATCATCATCAATTAACATATTGACCATTTCATGGCGCCTACTCATCTTCGTTTTCCTCGTTTTCTTCTTCCCACTCACGCATATTCTCCGTGATACCATACATTTCATTCAAAGGTTCTGGCAGATAATCTTCCGCTTCATCAGCACTCATACCAGAATAATCAAACGATTCTTCGAAACCGTCCTCAAACACACCAGCAAAACCCATACCAGGTTCATTGTAATAGGCACGAACCTCAAAACCTAATTCTTCCAGTTTGCTGTATGCTTCGATTGGAGGACCCCATGGTGAATCAAACGAACCAACCAATTGGCCATTTTCAATTTCACAGGCATATGGCGAGATATCCCACTTGGTACCCCAATTACTGATACACCAGCTGTACCAATCAGAATGTCCGTATTTGGCAATCAATGATTCATCGGACTCACGAGCAGGCGCCGTGGTATCTTCCAACTCTTTTGGTAATGGAATAAATTCATTCAATAACTTACCATCAACAAAAGCAGCTTTTGCTCTCTCAAGCATTGCTGGATCTTTATGAGCCAACTCAATATTGTTATTACACCAATTTGGCATATTTTAATACTCCTTAATCACAAAATAAATTAATAACGCTGATGCTACCATATACAACAAAATACAAATGCTAATCGCCAACATCATACCTTGACAACCTGCTCAATATTCAAAGCAATATCAAACTTACGAAACTGGTCATTGGCATAATCAACAGCACGCTGATAACTATCAAAAAGTAAACCATCACAAACATAGAATGTCATACATTTTCTCCACTAAAAAGACCATTATACAGGAAACTGGTAAAAAAGTCAATACCCTGTATAATAGTCGACCATTTTGGTCAACTATCACTAACCTAATCACATAGGTTAACCGAACAACCTAAACGCAACTGCCGCCTTACCACATCCACACCAAGTATGGTATCGGCATTTGACCACCGCAATGCACCATAACCACTTTGATTCGTTCCAAGTTTTCCAGCGTTTTTCCACGCTTCACAGATAGCAAGACATACCGCTGGTGTCAATTCACCATCATACTCAATATCCACCGAATCTTCCCAAGCATCTTGGTAGGGATGCATACGATAGGTGCCTTCAATCTGCTTACGAGTACCTACTAACAATTTACCACCGAACATAAATCACTCCAATGTTAATGTTTCAATTTCCACATCTTCGGTTTCGCCAAGGTTCTTCCTTGGTATCTGCCGTTGAACCACTTTACTAAACTCCACAGCCTTATCGTAATCGGAAAAAGCTCGGAGATTCAACCATTCCCAACCAGAGAAATCTACCAACTGGCCAGATTTAACAATATACACATTCATAATAAAACTCCAACTAATAATAATGCCACGCCAACACTAAACCGAATTAATAACAGTTTATCCAAATAGGTCATATATTTTCCTTAATGACTAATCCATGTAATTTCCGCATAGATTTTTTTAATATCTGGTGAGTCCGTGAGGAAGAAAGCTCATACTCCTCACCAATTTCCCGATAAGTCATATTGTGAATAAACCGACCAATGATAATATCACATTCCCTTATGGTTAGATTATTTGCCATAAGGTATAATACCTCTTTAACCTGTATATTCCTTTCTAACTCTTGCATTTCCATATTAAAACTCCATAAAAAATCCAATATTTGGTGTGAAAAAGTGTCATAAAGTGGGACATATAACCTAAAGTAATATACACGCAAATACCATCGCAACCTGGTGTACCATAAAGGCTCTTAGTCTTTGTCCACGATCCTCCAACTCTTTCCTACCTTTTCCTGAACATCCTAGAGTCACCTCTAAGCGTTTCAGAAAAAAGCGGTGGTCTTATTTGAATGCCACCGTAAAGTCCTCACCCGTTATTCTGAATAGTCCGTCCAATACTCTACTGCTTGCTCTGCAAAATCCAGAGAACATCCTAAGGTTTGGGCAATTTTATCAGCATTATACCCTTGCTCTAAAAGCTCCTGCACCTTATCTAAAAAATTCTTCATTGCACTCATGCTGCCTCCATTTTAATAGTAAACTGATAATCGCCAAATGGATACTTTACGAAACCGCTAGTATCCTTCTTAGCCTTACCTTTTGCATACAGGCCGATAATACTATTCTTTGGATCAAGGAAGCGTAGGTCGCTTTCATCACCATTGAATACAGTCATATTATAATTAAAGTATTTTTCTGGCATTTTGGTACCTTTCTTGATACCGAAAACCACAGCAATATTCATACCTTGCTTGACGGCTTCCTTACAATCGAGGTAATTACCATCAGCCATAGAAAAGGTTAAGTGGTAATTTTTGATACCTGATACTTTTCTGCCAAGCACCTTGGTATAATCATAGAATTGCACCTCTGGGAAAGCGGCAAATATATTGGAATACTCTACACCATTCCGAATAGCTTGATACTTTTCCCATGAGAGGTCACTAGTACCATTTAACCTGAAAACTGGAATTAAGCCTAACCTCTTGCTTTGCTTAATCGCTAACTCAATATCTTTTACCAATTGCACCATGAATTCCTGACGGTTTTCATAGAATTGCTTGGTCTTACGGATACGAGCCTGCTGAATGGTATTGGTGGTCTCGCCCTTTTTGAACATACCACCACGACCTGCTAAATTCAAGCAAGCTGCTATGCAACCTTTAGTAGCTTTCGGGCAGGTATTGTGACCCGATAAACTGGCTGGGGCGAGGTGCAGGATATAGGTGTTATATCCTTGTGCCATGCCTTTCAGCACTTTTGGATTACCTGTGGACAATAATTTCATAATGTAAAATTTACCTTTGTTTTAATAATTCAACCATTATAAAGGATACTGGTAAAAATGTCAATAACCTTTAGAATACTTGACCAAATCAGTCAACCATTTGGAATTCTGTATAAATGACAGAACCGCCCGATTTTTTAATTTTTGCAACCTCATTACAGCGGCGGGTCTCCAATTGGTAGAATGATGGCTTTTGAACCACAATTTCCACCTCGACCTTCAAACCTAAGTCCGCTTGAAGCATGGCTAGCAGGGTTTTTTTATCTGCTAGTGGTAATGCTTTGATATTATCCAACATAAAAAGCTCCTAATAAATTTACTAATAGCGCCTCAGCGAAGCGCTACTATAAATTCACTAGCTTAAGCGAATTTGGTGGTAGTAACCTTACCAGCCTTGCGGTTAGCTTTGACTGCTTTGGTACCGACAGGATTACGGAGAGCTTCGAGCTTTGCTTCGAGCTTCGCAATACGAGCGGCTTTCTTTTCAGCACGCAAAGCAGCGGAATTCTGCTTGCGAGCAAAATTAGCAGCACGGTTAGCGGCAATATCTTCCTTAATCATTTCCTTAATGGATTTGACCAATGAGCGCTTTTGAGCTACAGGCAGGTTCTGGATGGTGTCAATGTATGAAAACATATAATGCTCCTATAAAAAAGTGTTTTTAATCAATTACTACAATAAAATCTATTATACAGGTATGGCGGTATATGTCAAATGGTATTTTTGCATGCCGTAAGCGCTTGATCCGGTTGTGAATAATACTCGACCGGTCTGCTGGAGTATTCTCTCGGACTGGTACGGACGCTTAGGGACGCTCAGAGGGGGCAAGGCTGGGAGGGCTGTGTGGTGGTACGGAGAGCCGTGTGGGGCTTGGGTCGGATACCGGTGTGGATACTGCTCTGATTTGACTATATGGAGAAAGGGCGGGAGGGATGAAGAGCAAGCGTTAGCTAAAAAAGCGCCACCAGGTCAAACTCTTTTTTTCAATTTTTTATTTTCTGGGGCTCCGGCGAGGATTTCGATTTTCCAAATTTTTTTTCAGGACCGGCCAAGAAGGATTACGATGCGTCCTTCTCTTTAGTCCAATGGACAATCTGCCATGTTCCATCATGGTGTTCTACCAGAGCGGTACAGGATTCTACCCAATCACCATCATTCATATAGAGAATGCCGTCTATCTCTTTTATCTCAGCATGGTGTATATGACCACAGATAACTCCATCATATCCACGTTTCTTACAATATTCAGAGATATTCTTCTCAAAGCCTAGTAGAAAGTCTACAGAGGACTTTACTTTATATTTGAGGTACTTACTCAAAGACCAATAACCTAATCCAAAGCGTCTACGGAAAGCATTAAAGTTGGAGTTCCATCCGAGTATCATATCATACAGTTTATCACCAAGAAAGGTTAACCATGGAGCTAACTTAGAGATACCATCAAATAAGTCACCATGGGTAACTAAAAAGCGTTTACCATTGGCATCGATATGTTCAGTCTGATTGTGTATCTCTATGGTACCAAAGGAGAATCCATATGGTATCATAGGTCTCAGGAACTCATCATGATTACCAGCAACATAGATTACTCTGGTACCTCTCTTTGCATGACCAAGGATTCTACGAACTACATTGGAATGAGATTGTTGCCACCGCCATTTGTTTTGAGTAATCTTCCAAGCATCAATGATATCACCAATAAGATAGAGAGTATCACAGGTATTATGTTTAAGAAAATTATTCAGTTTATCGGCTTGACAATCTCTGGTACCTAGATGAACATCAGAGATAAAGATACTACGATAAGTTTTCATCGTGTCGGATGATCCATTGGAGGGCTTCGGTGAGGTCTGAGTAGATGGGAGAAGCGGATTGTTCTTCATTGGTATACCATTGGTAGAGAGTGGTTTCTCCAATCCGCCACCGATTATTTTCTACATCCCACTTAGCGGTTCTATTGTATGTCTTATTTAGAACCATATAATAATCTTTGTTTTGGTATTACAGGATTATATTCTCTCCATTCTTCTGACAAGGATTGTAATATAGAGGCTTTCTTTTCTTTTAACTTAGTAAAGGCTTTATTAATTTCAACAACCTTCTTATACCTTTTGTGTTCTTCTAAGGTCCAATATTGTTTAGAACCTTTTTCTTTATTACACTCATCACATAGAATTTGTAGATTATTATAGTCTAATCTCATTTCCCAAAAATGCCGGACTGGTTTAATATGGTCTACTCTTAATGGATGAACAGAACCACAAACCACACATACCTTTTCATGGTTTTCTAATACTTTATTTCTTAGTGCTTTCCATTCTTTGGATTGATAAAACTTGTGTATTTGTTTTTCGTTTTCACCAATACCAATTTCATAGGGTTTCATTATCTACTTCCGTATATTTGTTTCTCTAGTTCTTGTATTCGTTCCAATAGTTTTAGAACATCTTGGATTGGTACCCATTTACCGGATATATCAGTTGTTATCTTCATAGTTGATTAGAGTCCTTTCTTGTATATGCCACCATCTCTCTACGGCTGCTTTGGCGGATTCGGAGTTAACATACATTCCAAGTGAGAAAATTTCTTTGTTGTCTGGATAGATGGTTGTCGTGTGTTTAGTTTTAATCTGGTGTCCAGCAAGGCCAACTTCGCCAATGATTCTACCACTCTCATCATAATACAGAAAGTGTGCAACGGTCTCTCCATCTTTCCATTTACGAATGTTCATATTGAAATATCCGGTCTATCGAAAACCATTGCGAAGCCACAGAGGGTGAGTAATCGGAATCCTTTAGGTGTTACTTCGTTATAGTACCAGAACCTTGGTTCGAACCAGAGATTGGGTTGTGTCCAGTATTGGAATATGTGTAGAATCCTCATTTGCTGTCCCTATCTCTAATGATTAAATTAACTCGTTCTTTACCATTTTGGTCTATGCAGATCCAGATATGGCTCAGCGGCTTCTGAGGACGACAGGTAAGAATGATATTGGAATTTTTTGGTATCGGAGGAAGGCCTTGTCCGGAAGCGGCGGAAACGCAGAGAAGAACGAGAGGTACTAGGATTAGTTTTGCCATAATATAGTGATGCGTTTCGCCGGATCGTGTCGTTTACTTCGTGAGATTATACCAGAGGTTTTTGTAAGTTTCGATGAGGTCTAACCATAGAGAAATAATGGTTCGGATTGGATGTTCGATGAGGGTGGCAATAGCAATCAGAGTTGCTGGTACTGCCACGAGTATTGTGATAATGAAACCAAGAATGCCTAAAAATGTAATCATGTTCTTAAAAAGTCAATAATGCCTTGTGCTGTGTTAGAGTGGCGAGTTTTAAAGGAACGGTATTCTTCTAGTTCTTTTTCTAGTTCAAGGATCCGTTTGCGGAGTAAAGAGTTCTGTTCTTCTGTATTGGGTAAATCTAATTTTAATTGTGGGTCAGGTATGACACCTTCGTAACCTGGATGATACGGTGCTTCATCTACAAACTTCTGTGCTGATTGCCTATCTTCGTTAGTGAAAGTGGTCATGTCTATCTCCTTAAAGTTTCCACACCCATTGGTAACCAGTATATATTCTTTCTTTGCCAATCAAATCCATAAATTCTTTAACATAACCACCTTTACCAATATTGTCAAAATTATCATCAACACAAACCATGGTGCCTTCTCTGAGGCATGGCATAATAGCGGTCAGTTCAAAGATGTGATGTAACGAGGATGGATGTGGGTTGGCCATATCAAAGTCAAATGAATCCAAATACAGTAAATCAATCTTCCGATTCTGTGCTACCCATATTTTAGATTGATTGTATAGAAACTTGACCGAATCGGAACAAGTGAGATTAGCTTTCTTGGCCGTGGCGGCTGCAAACCGAACATTCTCAGAATTAATATCTACTGAATAGAATTCACCACCATGATAATCGATAAAGGTATCAAAGATGGTGGTTGACATACCATCACCTTCAAAATTGTTTTCTTGTCTTGCACAACCAGTTTCTACAATCAATGGTTCGTGTATTGCACCAACATGATTGAGCATCATGGCAAAAGACGGAGCTCGCTTGGTTGTTTTATTAACGAGTTCCGTCAGATGTTGTATTTGTTGTTCGGTCATAAAATGTGTATGTAAAATGTGTATGCTACCATGATGATAGAAATAATAACTAATGTTACTGTGAGCGTTGTTTCCATAATTCCTCGCAAATTGATTTTTTGTCAGCTAACGATAAACAATCTTCCATAAATTCTTTTTGTTCTTTACTTATCTGTGCCACAACAGGTTGCACAGGTTCAGGTTTTACTTCTACCTTTGGCGTTTCATCAATCACCACAGGAGGTGCAGTTTTGGCAATTACATTTAATACTTCAGGTGAACCTTCTGACCGTGAGAATACAAAGATAATCACAAGCGCAAAAAAACCTGCCAGTAGAAATTTCCAATACAATACACAAATAAGGCCAATACCAATGGCAATAACTGTAAAGATGATAATTGTTTCTAATCGACCTTGTGTGATGCCTAAGGTCGATAGAATTGTATTATAGTCCATGATTACTTGGCACGCTTAGGATCACAATGAACATTGATAGGCACCAATACTTTACCATGAGGAGTTTGTTGCGACACATACTCAACATAAGGTTTCATACCAGCATCTTCACATTCACCGACACCACGAATCACATCACGGCGTTCCATCTTTTCTACCTTTTCGGCACCAGCCACAGTAGGTGGATTCGATGCACAAGCCGGTAGCAATAACAACGGCAATAACATAATAAAATACTTCTTCACTTTAAAAATCTCCATCATTCAGTAAGTAAATAAACAATATTATACTACAAGCGAACATAATTAGCAACCAGTCCATCGAATTGTACCATATTCCTTTCGTATAACATTACCACGAGGAAAGTTTTTAGCTGGTGCTTTCCAACTGGCCGCTTTCCATATATCGCCAGTATCCAAATCAATGAATGAATGGCAACTTCTTTGTTTCAAGGACGAACCATTATCGTACCAATGAAAAATTCTGACATACTTATTACCCGCTTCAAAGCCGGTAGTAAAACCTAAATCGTTTTTAAATTCACATCTACTACTATAAAATTGATAATTACTTTCAATGTATCTTTGATATTCTTCAATATGTGGAAGAAGTTTCAAAAGTTTTTCACCAGATTTAGTCATAATATAACCTTTCTCAGTTTACGATACCATTATAACACAACCACGGTCATTGTCAATTAGCTGTTGTTTTGAAACAACACTATCGACCACCCAATGCCTGTATTAATTCGGTAAGTAATTTTCTAGCCATAGAATCTGGTGCAGTAAAACAACGAATTCTTTTTAAATTGACAATCAAATCATTTTGTGTCATTGTTGTTCAATTTTTAAAATATCATTTACTGTCAATTTATATACACCAAATTCTTGCCTAGAAAATGTCATGCTATAACTTTTACCTTCTTCAAATTCATATTCAAAACCGTCACCTTTGTTAACAAAGAATTTTCCTGTAAAAATATTATTACCAACGGTCTGATATACTCCAATGTTTTGTTTTCCTGGTTTGACATCAATATAAATCACAGGTTTGCTATAATTGAAATCATCAACCAATTCATTGTTCACCACCACACTTGCAATCATTGTATTATAAACTCGCAATGGCCTGCTACCAAGTCCTACACCTTTCAAATCAAAGACATCAATTCGAACTCTAGCCATTCCTGGTTTGGTTTTAAAGTCTGCAATAGGAACTTCAATTTTAACAAGGTTGCCCCTCGGATTCATTATTTCAGAAAAGGTACTGGTTCTATAACTTCCTGCCCAATAATCATCTTTAATAACATCAGTAGCAAAAGCATTTGTGCTGACTAATAAACCAATCAATAAAAACTTTTTCATAATCAATTTTACTCTTTATTAAAAATACTTGACCAAATTTTCAACTTCTCTTTTTTAAATTGTCTTGCTTCATTGATAGCTGAATCAGACAATAAACATTGTTCAGTTAAAATATCAATCATTGCCAAAACTTGGCCAACTTCCATTTGTAATTCTTCCAAAGTTGTACCGGATTCTTCCGTTGGCCATCTAGATTCTGTACCAAAACGAAATACTTTGGATGCAGCTTGTATTACTTCAGCACATTCTTCTTGCAAAATCAATAGTGCTTCTTTTTGTTTATCATTCATCATTATCTTCTTCAGGTTCTTGTATAAATCTAATCACAGGTAAAAAATCGGCCACCGTCTTTTGTGCTTCTGTATATGTGGAACAAACAACACGACATCCTACTATACCATCGACAATTCTCATTTCAAAAGGAAATGGTTTGCCGTTTGGATTCCAAGCTTCATCAATATAACAATACACAAACCATTCTTTGGCTTTCTTACATCTATTAATTAATTCATCTGTTATTTTTTTAGGATTAAAATCATCTGCTTCAATTACATCACGCATTATCTTCTCCAAAAGCATATTTCATTGCGGCCGCTTCGGCTTCTTCTTCGTTGACAAAGAACTCTGTTTTAAACAAATCAGATTCTTTAAAATAATCTACAATATATGGTGCCACGACACAAGAAGCCACAAATAAAATTTCTGCATGGCGGTGTCCTTGAGCACCAAAAAAAGATACTAATTGTTCTATCATGATATCATTCCTATAAATCTGTTAAGCACAACACGATTAGCAACACGGCCACCAGCATACTTACTAAATGCAGATACTAGACCACGAGTGGTGGCATTTTCTTTTACTTCAAAAGTATTATCTTCATCGGTGTCTAATGCTTCGGAACGGAGAACATAATACTCGTCAAAACCAGCCGTAGTAACAACTGCAAATTTAGTTTTACGGAACTGACTTTTAATTGTATCGTAATTTGCGGTGCGTGGATAGAATTCATATATCTTACGACCAAATTCACGACCAGAAATTACATAAAAACCTAACACATTACAATTGGTACGAGCTTTTAACAACTTTACATATGCACCAGTATGGTTAGCACAATTATATATGTTATCAACAATTTCTTGGTGTTTGGTAATTGGATCACGGACAATCAAACCAAATTTATCAATACCATAATCTTTACCAATTCTGTGCAATTTGCCTTCTTCGTTTTGGCCATAAGTTTGACGGAGTGTATGACCTTCACCATCAGTTAAAAACACAGTATTAACAATTTGTAATTTGTATTGTTTCTGAAATGCAGGAATAATTTCCATGGCGGCAATAATTGCTTCATTCAATGGTGTACCACCCATAGCCATAAATGTAGGCGTGTATCTTTGATTATTGGACATGAATGTTAAAATCTTGGCCGCTTTGGTAAATTCACCAGCTGACATTCTACTTGATAACAAATTCATCAGGTAAAAAGGATTGGTTGCAATGTCACCTTTCTTTGGAGGTATATCATAATTGTGTGAATTAAGGGATTCAGGTGAAGCGAAAGCATACACATCATATGGAATGTTTACTTTCTTACAGAACATCACCAAACTAATCAATTGTTTCATGGTGTTTGCAATATGGTCATGCATTGAACCAGACCAGTCCAAGAACATAACAAGACCATGTGATTTACCATTCGGCACAACCGAAATCTTTTTAAAGATGTCATCATTGAATTGATAAGAAAAAATCTTCTTCATATCAAGGTCACCAGTTTTGGCCGTAGAGGCACGTTTTAACTGGTCGGCATTTTTACGCAATTCAAATTCTTTGACAAGATACGAAACTACCTTGCTTGTATCACGGCGTAGTTTGGCATATGAACCATTTTCCATTTTTTCAAAATCAAATGCCCATTTGGAATATTCATCATCAATTTTTGAATATAATTCTTTGTATGAAAGAATACCTTTCTTCATATCAAATTTTGGAATATTGCCATACATATAATTGCTTGCATTTTCAGCAAACAACTTTCTCTCATTTTGTTTAAATGCTTCATCGGTGAAAGCACGAACATTATCTTGTTCCACTTCTTTGTGGTCAAAACGGTCATCATCACCGATTATCTCAGTATCTTCATCTTCACCGTTGTCATAATCATTGGAAGCCTGTCTTGATCCAGATTCGGTTTCTTCGCCTTCTTCGTTTTCATCACCAAAGTCATCTTCCCAATCATTGGCAAAATCGTCACCATCTTCCGTATCTTCATCATCTTCGGAATCTGGCATATTGGCTTTGCGCTCTTCTTCTTTTTGTTTCATAAAAGCCAAAACTTTTTGAGCAACTACTAAAACATCATCATATGTTTCAGTAGCTTCAATCTCATTAAGTAGATTTCTTTCTTCGGCATCAAAACGAATACCAAGCATAGCACCGCCTTTGCTGTGCATATTCACTCGGTCAACAAAATTCAATTCATTCAAATCAACACCATTGGTGCCAAAGAAATTCTTTTGAGTTAATTCAACATATGCTTTTGTGAAAGATGAACGGAGACCTGGATATTTGTATTTGATTTTCTTTTCAATACGAACATCTTCAATAACATTTGAAATGGATTGTGGAATTTTTAAATCTCTGGCACGGAGAAGGCCAGATTCAGGAGTGTAAAGTGCATGGCCAACTTCGTGACCAACAAAAAGGTCATAAAGATAACCAGAAATATTCTTATCTAAAACAGGAATTGTCAAAACACGATTTTTGACATCAAAGCAAGCAGTAGGAACATTACGCTGTTCTACCACTAAGTTCTCGGTAGCCATCAATTTGGCTAAAAGTGATTTGGATTCAAGTAATTGCATATAAGCTCCTAACGATTAATATAACAATTATACAGGAATCCTATATTCCGTCAAGCATTTTCTTCGGAAGTGTTGTTTTTTAGCAACATTTATTTCAAGGAATACATTTCCTGAATTTTTTGCCACTTGGCAAGGTCATTTTCGTGTTGAGATAGTATTGCCCACTTGCGAGTTACGATATCCAAGCGTTTCCAAGCAGGAATTTCTTCATCATCTGCTCGTGCCGCTTCAAAAAATAACATATCATTTGACATTTTTCAAATCTTTCTCAAAAAAGTTGTGTTCAATCGCTGATGCAAGCTCATCGGCAAGCTTCGGATCGAATTTTACAAGAAAATGCGCTACATCTTGAGCAGGAATGTGCCTCAGATTGAACATAATCTCATCTATACCTTTATATATTTGTGTTTCTTCCCATTGTTGCAACATAATTTCTCACATTTCATAATATTGTTCAATTACAACGATATTTTTGCCTCGTTGTTTGGCTTTTCCTAATGCTATCATTGATTTTAACTCAATTTCTTTTTCTTGGCAAGTTAAAGAGTGAAAATATTCTTCGTAATCTTGCCAATCTTCATCAGTCCAACCTTTTGGTGTATTCATATCATCTCCGCATACTCGAAATTTCTTTTGCTTCATTATCCGTGAATACAGGAACGGCATTTGACTTGTGCATTGTAGCTACACCTTTCATTTTTTCACCCGTATATGAATTTTGGGATTTTTTGGTACAAGGCACAAAACCTGTATCGATGGAAATGTATAGGGGAGTTTCCCTGCCAGCTGGAACTTTAGGAATAGGAATAGATTTAGAAATACTCGTGGTATTGGTATAATTGGTTTTTGGAGATATTGCCAAAATCTGTTTTTGCCATTCTTCTTGGCGTAACTGTACCAATTTTGGAACTTTGCGTTTTTTAGACTTTGAAATGTAACCGTGTATAATCATGTATGTAATCTCCGACCAGGAAATTAACATGATACTACAGTTTGTAGAAAATGTCAAGGACTTGTTGTTTTAATGCAACAGATATATCAGAATTAAAGCTTATACCTTTATTTCAAAGGCGGACACCCATACTTATATCAAAAAAACAGAAATTTTTTGGTATACTTAGTTTTTGTCACCTGGTAAAAATTCATGTTCATCATAATTATCATAATATTCATCTAAATTTTTACGGTCAAGCATTTTTTTAATTTCTGCGTGTTCATTACGATGTCTTTTATAATCGTAATTGTAATCATCGTTATAGTTTTTGTTTTTTCTGAACTTACCGACAAACTTCGTCACTTACATCTCCTATTTCAAGGTTTCAAATGTTATGCCTCTTATTTTAGTTTCTGGCATATTATGCATATCCATATTTGACACATATGTTATGTCAGAATGTGGATAACAAATTTTTACAATCTTTAATAGCTGGCAAACTGTACCATCCGAATCATTAAATGAGAATACTTCACCAACACACCTTAAATTTTCGATAATCTCTCGGCGAGTATTATAATTATGAACAAACCCACCACGAGAGTAAACCATCCACCAATCTGAATGAACACCGACAACCAGCCAATCACCTTTTCTTTGACAACGCTGTAAAAAGTGTAAATCGTTAGAATCTAACGGATCAAATTCACCAGCAGTTACAATAATTCGTTCTTTATCGTGCATTTAGGGTAAAAGATTTGGAAATGCCTCTTTGACAAAATTATATGTCAAACCTTTCACGCCTTGATCCTTTTTAAAGATACCCATAACAACTTCAGCTTCACGAGGTTCTAGTGATTCGAGAAATAGTATTAGTAATTCGTTTTGTTTTCTTGGAGATAATTTTTCTGCTTCAGGATGTCCTTCCTGAAATAAGTAGATTCTACGGATTTCCGTAGATAGTTGAGCAACAGAAATTCCTGGCTTTGTATCAGGAACTTTGTAGTTTTCTGGCATGTCTTTTATTTTCCATTTAATATTTGGATGAAAAGTAAAATACAAAACATCTACCAAAGTTTTTGATAGATTTTTTTCGATTACTGCCATTCTTTCTTTTTTGGTTGTTACAGTTTCAAACTCATCAAATACTTCATAGATATTTTTCATTAAAATTCCTCAATAACATCCATTAAATTCTTTAGTTTTTTCTCAATAAAATAATTTAATAGTTTTTGGCGGGATGCCGGTTTTGTTTCATTATAGGTATTTATAATTTTTTCTTTGATGTCAGTTGGTATTAAAGATAAGTCAATGAGTGTTGCATTTCTAATGTAATTGGCATGATCCGTTTCACTATAATTTTTGACATCTTCTTTTAGATACTTATCTAACATCCCTTTAGTTATAGGCTTCTGTCTAAGGTCACGGACAAAACAATCAGATGGTGAAAACATATTTGGTATGCCATCACCTTTATCACCACGAATAATCTTTTCTTTAAGCTCTTCTTTTGGGTTCTCCGATTTGACAAATTTCTTTTGTGCAGGATTATATTGTTTTACATTACTACCATAAGTTTGTAGTTGTAAGAAGTCACCGTCACTTGACAGAATCAAAATCTTTTCGTGTGGTGCATAGATTGGTACGAGAGTGCCGATAATATCATCTGCCTCCGCACCCTCAACATCAATAACTCTGTATGGGAAATTTTCTTTAAGTTCTAATTTAAACTTAGCCAACATATCAAAAATAAGATGCCAGTCTAAATCAGATTTCTCTCTGGTCTTTTTACGACCAGCTTTGTAAAATGGAAAGAATTCTTTACGCCAATATTTACGATTATCACAACACAATATAACATCACCATAATCTTTACGGAAATTACGAATGTGCATACGGAGAATATTGAGAATCATGTGGCGAACCAGACCTTCGTCTAGTTTAACCCCTTTTTGGCTGGATATCTGTGCCATGAGGCCAGACAATAATACTTGATTTAAATCAACGAGAATCATAACAAACTTTCAACAGTTTCAAAACTATATTATATCACTTCTTTTTCATCATGGCAACC